CCGAACACCAACGCACTGCTTGGAACGAAAAGGCTAAAAATACACCCATTACCGATCTTTAAAATACCAAAACCTACACCTACACCTACACCTACACCTACACCTACACCTACACTATTTTATTGCCTTAAAGAAACCAAGGTTTCCTTAAACCTTCCTATAATGTGTTTTGCTTTGCAAAACATTTATAAAAAATAAAAAAAATTTTAATATTTTTTATAAATGTTTTCTATTTTTTATTGTATATCTACATTTTCTAATTTGTCATTTTTCAATATACCAACTACTTCATATGTATGAATATTTAATATTATATCTTCGCTTGTTTTAAAATACATTTTACCATTAAGTTCTACTTTAATAACTTCTACTTCGTCTGTTTCTTCATTTTCACTTTCTTCAGTTTGAACTTTCTTAGGGCGACCTCTTCCTTTTTTATCTGGTAATTCATTATAATTAACTTCATTTAGAAAATATAATGAATTTGATAATTTTAATGCTTGTTTTACATGATCAATTGAATAATTCATTTTAGTCATAAATTTTTCATATGGAACTTCTTTCTTTCCGTCAGGAGTAACAAATTCACTCTGTCTGCTTTTAATTCTCTCTTCAATTCTTCCATATTTTAATTTTGAACACGCTTTACATACTTCAATATTGGTTTCTTTAATACATTGAGTATATAATCCATGGTTATATATTACTCCTTTACAACATGCATCATTAATTACTCCGCAAAACGGTAAAATGATATCTTTATCTTTTAATTTATATGTCTTATTATCGGCCGTATTTTTTACTTTAAATGCATTATCCAGCGTACATCTAACTTGTTCTGTCGTAACATTATAAAATGAACTCAATATATCAATAGATTGATCAACTTTATTTGACATGATGACCAATATCTTTTCATTTATATGTAAAAAATAATCATTCATATCAATTTTTTTTTACATATATATTAGAAATAAAATTGAATAGATGCTTATATATATATAATTATAAAGATATGGCAAAATATGAATGTTTCATATGTAATTCTTGTATTATAGGAACCATGTTTAAAGCATACGACAAACATTTATGTAGTTCGTACTGCCGCGAATTATTAATTAATAATTACAGATTAAATTCTATTTTTCAGTTAGAAAAAATACAAAACACCCATTTAAATGAGTTTGATTTTTCAAAAATATATGAATCGCCAGACGAAACATTAATAGAATCATTAATAGAAAATAAAAATAATAGAATTTGCTGCATTAATATAAATAATAGAAGTTGTATTTATATATATAATACAAATTATAGCGAATCTATTTTAAGAAATATCATGGATATCGTTATTAAAATAACTAAAAGTATATTAATCTAGTAATTTAATTAATTTCCACACCGGAGTTGGTTTATTACACGCCCAGATTGTTAAATTTCTTACATAATGTCTACAATCACAAATTCCAATTATATATTGATGTTCTATACTTTTTTCATATTCTATTATTTCGTCCAAAGATTTATCTGAATAACCCCAAAATAAAGTTTTTGAATACATTTCTTTTTCTAAATTCTCTCTTAAAAAAGAATATAAATTATCTAAATTTATACCGCGCATATCATATCTAATATTAGATGTGATTGATTTAAATGTTACACCTATATGATATATATTTGTTCTAGGAATAAGCAATTCTATATGGATATATACTTTGGTTTTTCTATCCAGTAAATATAAAGTTTCATTTTTTATATTTCGCGGTTTAATATTATAAGATATGAAATCTGTAACATTATTTATTAAAATCGTATTTATTGATAGTATATATCTATTATCTAGATTTATATTATTATAATTAAACATTTTCATTGTTTTTTCTTCCTTTAAAAATTTTAAACGCGTAACAGTTTTCTTATAATTATTAAATTGTGATTTTAAATCTATACTATCATCTAATAAATTCAAATTTATATGTTTAGTTGGATATTTCATATCTATTAGGGGTTTTAAATTATATAATAATATATAATATATAAAAAAAATCATATATTATATAATAATTATTTTGTTTTATATTATTTTGTTTTATATTATAATTAATTTAAAATAGTATAAACCCCATTTTCTACTTTATACTTAGCAACCACATTTGGATTTATTTTGTTTGAAACAATTTCTTCTGATTTGTAAATATTATTATTATTATCAATATAATATAAAATACCGTTAATTTCTTCAGGCCAAACTGCCATTTTTGTTAGCTTTTCCTCGTCACATTCACCACATTCAACTACTCCATGTGGACGATTTTTATCGTGTGTACCACAATATGACGAATCATCTTTCTTTTTACGGGTACATTGTTCTCCGTTCGCACGTTTTGCATTACACCTTAAATAATGAGGAACAAATGATTTGATTCGTTTTCTTTTACTAAAATCTTCTTTTTCTAATGTAAGAGTATCATAATCATAAATAAATTGTAGTAATTCACTTTTACTTGTAAAATCAATAGAATCTTTTGTTTCTACCCACAATTTAATATCAGATTTAAATTGGTCTTGGTATTCATTTATTTTACTGGTCACGCGTTTCTCCATATTTTAATTTAAATTAAAATTAATAATGAATCTTTATATCAATTTTAAATATATAAAAAATTTAAATTTTTATTTATTTTATATATATATCTATTGGAATTTATTAACTTGGCTACCTTTTTCTCTACCAATAAAATATACTCATCGTCTCCTCTATCCCGCTCCACGCAATCCCCAAACCAATCCCAGTCCCAAGCCCAAGCCCAAACTCCTCAAGCCCACCCCCCAATATCTTTCCTATTGCCGATGAACGTGAACGACAAACATCTTTCCTGGTAGGATTACGAAGATTAACAATGGATTTTATTATTGGTGTCGCTGGGTGAAATATTCGCATTCTTGATATTGATTAACTTGCTTAAATGTTATAACCGGTTTACTGTGATTATGAATTACATCTGTAATCGCAATTTTACCATGCGTATTGTATTCAACCATATTAATATTCTTCTCAACTAAATTTTTATTTTTCAAATTCACAATAAAAATGTTAAAACAAAATCTAATAAAGTTTCACTATCAAAGAAAAACCAATAAAATGATAATAAAGTTCCGCCGTTAAAGAAAACATGCCCGACACGGGTGCGCGCAAAAATAAAATAACAGGGTTATGCGAACAACATTTCAAAGCGCCTCATGCAGATACGAAATACGTTGTTAATATGAACGAACTACCAGAACAATTATATTAATAAATGAATAACAATAAATTTAAAATTAATTGGTAAATGTCCATTCATAATAATACCTAATCTGACCGGGTCTCTTGAGTTCGTCAAACTTGAAAAACACATATGAATCATCGCACAACCGCCTGAGACTGTTTTCTAGATCTACCAGGCGTGTTTCTTCATTGATGAACTTCGGGTTTTCAACAATTAGCTTAGCATTCAAAGCGCGTTTCTTAGGTTGAACTACAAACAGTGCTAAATACTTTGGTTCATAAGCAGCCTTACCACTGCACCCGTCTGGGAAAAATCCAAAATAAAGATATTCTTCCGATGTATATATATTTGAAGATTCTTTCATACGCAGGCATTCCATAGAATAATGATCGTCATAATTTTCAGTATCTTCTCTCCCCATATATAAAAGCCAATTTTGAGCCCAAGCATTAGCGTTTAGATGTGTCAAAAGCTTTAGTTCTCCTCCCGAAGGAGGCGTTAATGATTCAATTAGACCCGAGCTACCCCCTTCATTGTTGTATACTAGGTCGGTCCTCCCTAATACATTAGATCTATAGATCGGGTACATAACTGGATTAACAACATATGATGAGTAGATAGTCAATATTAAAAACATTATAAGGTATATAATATTATTTTATAAAAATAATTAATATGTAATCAATTTTTTTAGATTTCAATTTATCAAATATAAAATTTTAATATTAAATCAAGACAATATCAACGATTCTATATCAATAATAAATACATTAATCTTATTAAACACATATCGCTCTTCTGGTGAATGCAATGAAATTAATATATGACAGAGTTTATGAAAAATACATTATATATTATTATATATTATTATATATTATTATATATTATTATATGATTTCAATAAATTTATATAATATATTATTATATTTTTTATTAATAAATTCAACAATAAGTTTCAAATTTAATAATATAAAAAAAATAAAAAAATTATATAAAATAAACAATTTGAATTATGATATATATAATAATAAATATTCAAGTTATTTAACATCTGAACATATTTTTCCTCAATCATTTACAAAAATTTATCCAAATTGTAAATTAGATATGCATAATATTTATTTAACAGAATCATTAACAAATAGTCATAGAAGTAATTATAAATTTATTAATGAAGAATATTTTTTAAACTTAAAATCTGATAAATATTTATATTATAATAATTCTAAAAATTATAAAAATAATAAGTTAAAATTATTTATACCTTCTTATAAATCTCGCGGATTAATTTCTAGATCTATAAAATATATGTTGTACAACTATGAAAAATTATTATTAGAAGATATTATTATTGATGAAGAAACACTGGAAAAATGGGATATTGAATATCCACCAACTGAATTTGAATATAAAAAAAATGAATTAATCAATGAATTTCAAGGTAATAAAAATATTTTCATAAATTGAAATTATTTCTCTATTTTATTTTTCAAATTTGGGACCTGGGCTCGGTATGAATAAATAAATCCGTATGCAATAATAGTATAACACATCATTTTTTAATAACAATAATCAAAATAATAATTATACTCAATTTTTTAAAAATTGATTATATAAATAATTTTATTTAATACATAAAACCAGATATATAGATGCATGGGGTACCGAATTCATTCAATATATTGATGAATACTTACTATAAGTACAAGTACATGATTGCCGGTACGGGTTTTATCTTTGCATTGGGTGTTTTGTATGGAAATTATTATATGTCATATGTGAAAAGACTTGAGACTCTTAAGAATGAATTGCGTTTAATAGAGCAGGCGAGGGTGTCACATGGCTTGCCGCCAGAAGATGACGATTACTGAGGAACCCAGTAAGAACGATTTCCAATTATCATAAATAACGTTTAAATTTTAATAATATTTTTTTACCCCTTACAATAATCTCTCGAACATTTTTAGTTTTTTTTCTAATTTTTTGATAATATAATAATTATTATTATATTATATTATATTATATTATATTATATTACAACTTGTAACATAATACGTTTTCCGAATATTATCCAGATCATATTCGTCTTCTATAAAAACATTATTATTATGAATAGCTGCACTGGAATATGATGTAGAAATATCATCTATTGTATCATCGTTCTCAATTTTTCCAGGAGAAGAACCACTACTACTTGTATCACTTATACTTGAAATCATATAATTTAATTCATTCATAATATTATTATTTGTATCATTATCATTTGTATTATTTATTAAATTTCTAATTTCATCTTCTTCGTTGCCTTCTAAAATTATATGTTGTTGTTCTTCTAATTTATAATCTATAGAGTTTTTTGATTCTTCTAATTTAATATCAATATTAATTTGTCCATAAAATAATTTTGTTTTTAATAAAAATCGTATTAAATATTTTTTATGAAAATTATTAAAAATTTCAATATTTTCATTAAATAAAAGTATATGATTATTTAAATACTTATTATTATATTTTACTTTACAGATTAACGTGTCTATGTTTAAACCCGATTGTTGTTTTATTTTTTGCATATCTAATTTATGTTCTCTTTCTAGCAATTCGTTGTGTAATATATCTATTACTTGAATTATATCATTAAAAATTTCCGACGTAGTATTAAAATCATAATCTTGAATATGATTTAAATCTTTAAATACTTGATAATCTTTATTTTCAAATTGTTGTATAATATTTTTATTTAGTGTTAATATATGATCGTTATCATTTAAAAATTTTGTTACCTTTCTAAATAACTTATAATAATCACCATATATACGACTATCAATTATTTTAAATGTTGTTTGATAATTTTCTAATTCTAAATTTATTAATTTTGTTTGAAAATGAAATGAATCCAACCCTGTATCCGTTTCATCTAAATTATTTTTTATTAATTCATTATATATAATTTTTAATGTTTCTATTTTATCTCCTAAAGATTTCATTAAATTTATACTATTCTCTCGTAAATTCTTAATGTCGTTGAAATTATTTTTTAATTCTAATATATTCATCTTATTAGTCTTTATAAATATTATACAAAAAAAAATTGATTAATTATTAACACTAATACTATAATTTAGTATGGCTTTCACATTATTCTCTCGTATCCTACCGTCAGAACTTGCAAATATTATTTTTGATTATGTAAAACTTCTAAAAACTCAACAAATTTATTGGGAACAATTATATTCCCCGGCTTCTCTTACACTAAAAAATCTTATCAATCTATATTCAGATTATGACAAGGTATTTAATCCTATTTGTTATAATATAGACCGTATAACTATAATTACAAACATTACTAATAGAATTGCTTCGCGAGGACTTCTTCAAAAAAATATCTATATATATATGGATGAATATATAGATAATTTATACATATTAAAAAAACATTTGCAATTTCATTTTAAAAATATAACACTGTTCTCGTATACGATTATGTTAAATAAATCAATGATTGACTGTTTGAATAAATTTAAATTTCTTGATTAATCAATTTCATTCTGCCAACGGTGCGTATGATAATGATTCATTGATTGATTATTAATGCTTGAATCCCAACTAAAAACGGTTGTAAACTTCGCATTATTCCATACAGCATAATTTAGACCCTGAAAACTATCTCTTTTTTGTAATGCGGTATTATAATTAAATACCGAATCAGATGGACGGTTTAAAGAGGCAAAAACAATACCATTAGCAACATTAGATGCCTCCTTATACCAATTGTTATGTGTAATATTTGATTGATCCCAACTATATAATTCAAGATATTTAGAATCAGGATTACATAATTCAATTAACCATAAACGCTGAAATTGCGCGGGACTTCCAAGACCATTAAAATTTGCTTTAAAATCATCACGATTGAAATTCATATAAGCATATTGACGACCATATTTAGATGCATTTTCAATTGACTTTTTAATTTCATCATAATATTTAAAAGTTAGTGATTTAAATAACTTATCTTTACGAGCCTCTTTCTTTTTTTCATATTCATCTGCATATGTTTTTTGGAGCGCGTCTTTATCATTTGCTAAACTTTGCATACGCTCAATGAATGTTGCCATCTATTAGATCTATTTTGATATAATTTTTTATCTTTAAATCAATTTTATTATAATTTAAAAATAAAATTTTATATATTTTATATATTTTATAATGATTAATTTAAACGAAGATCTGGTTACCGAAGATGGTATAGTTAACTGGGTTAACTCTAATAATGGAGTTCTTTATACTAGAAAAATATCTAATATACAAAACGTTAATCTCTCTGATTGTCCATTATATACGTTAGTTTGTTTAACCGGATACCCACAAATCGTAGATACATTTTTTAATAATATTATTAATAACTTTTCATATAAAATTATTTTAATTACACTTGAAACAGACTTTTTTCCAATGAAAGAAGAATATTTAAAGCATCCATTATTACACCATTGGTTTACTTGGAATAAACAACTTTCTCATGAAAAATTATCGTGTATTCCTATTGGATTAAATTTTGATAGACATAATAATTCTTTATTAACCTTTTTAAAATCTAATAATGGAAATTTTCATAGAGACAAATTTTTTGCTGTAAATTTATCCGTTACTTCTAACCCCGAAAGAAGCAAACTTATAGAAACCGCTAAAAATAAATGGAATAATTTTTGTACCCATATAGTTAATATTCCATTTCTCAATACATATAGACGAAATTCATTTATTGAAGGTAAAATTAAAATAGATGTTACCAGTCCTAAATGTTATGATATATTATCTAACTTTAAACTTATATTGTCTCCTCCTGGTGCCGGTATTGATTGTCATAGAACATGGGAAGCACTTTATTGTGGTACAATACCAATTATTATTGAATCATCTATTAATGAATTATATATTGATTTACCCGTTCTAATTATACCTTCTTGGGACATTATTAATTATGAATTCTTACATACAAAATATATTGAAATACAAGAAAATATAAAAAATAATAAATATAATATGAATAAATTGTATTTAAAATTTTGGACCAACGAAATTAATAAAAAACGATTAATTGAACCAGAACCACAAAATTTTGATAAAAATATCCCAATACATTTTATTACTTATGGAAATCATCGCTTTAAAGAATCTAAAAATCGCCTTTTAAAAGAAGCACAAGATTTTGGAGCATTCAAAACTATCACCGGCTATGGACCTGAATTTATGTCGCGTGAATTTTTAGAAAAATTCAAAGATATATTATCTCTCCCTCGAGGCGGTGGATATTGGATATGGAGACCTATTTTATTACTTCAAAAACTTAATGAAATTAATGATGGAGAATATTTAATATATTTAGATGCCGGATGTAGATTAAATCCTTATGGAAAAAAACGATTCTATGAATATATAGATATGTTAAAAGAAAGTCGTTATGGTATTATGTCTTTTCAAATGAGTGGAAAACTCGGTCCTGGTAATCTCGAACGAGAGAATGTTTGGACTAATACAGAAATATTCAAATACTTAAATGTTCCAATTAATGGAGAATTTGGTGATTCCGGTCAATATTTAGGTGGTATTTTAGTTATGAAAAAAAATCAGCATTTATTAAAAATTATAAATCTCTTAATAAAAGCTTTATATGATGACCCCTTAATGTATACTGACCATTATACACAAAATCAACATCCACAATTTAAAGAAAATAGACACGAACAAAGTTTATTTAGTTTACTAAGAAAAATACATGGTTCAATCGTATTAGACGGGGATGAATCTTTTATAGTTCCTTTTGGTGGACAAGAATCAATGAAATATCCATTTTGGGCTTCCAGAATTAAAGGTTAAACTATTTTTTTGTTTTTCTTTTTCTTTTTTTTGGTTTCTTTCTTTTGCATGTTTTTTTCTTTTTTTTGCCTCTACCTTTGGGTGCTGGTGGTAATAAAAGTACTTCTCTTCCATATTTACTTTTTAATAGTTCTTCTATAATAGCTGCTCTTTCAGATAAATTTAATGATAAATTATGTATTCTTTCATCAAATTTTGATTCTTGAGCTTCTAAATTATCAATTACCATACTAATTCTATTAATTTCATTGGTATCGCTCTCGATTCCATTAAATTTTAACGATTCTAATTTCTCCTTATTACTTAATAATTGGGCTAAACGATAGTCATTAGCTTCAACTAGTTGTTTTTTTATTGATTTTATTTTTTCTGCTTTCTCTAACATATTTAATCTTTCTATTTGTGATATTTCAGATTTACGTAGTCCCATCAATAGTTCTTGTTTTTGTCTACTTTGATTAGATTGATAACTAGTAACTCTTTTAGACATTATATATTATAAAAATACTTTTTATAAAATATATTTATTTTTTAATCAAAAAACTTTTTCTAAAATAATCATTATTTATCCATATTTCATCCATATCTAATTTATCACTCATTATAAATCCTTTACTTAATAATAACTCTCTGCATTTTTTTGTAATGTTTTTTCCAAATTTACCCCACGTAGATACATCTAACGCGATAATATATACTGGAATATCCCAATCCATCGTTTCTAATACATCTAATTCCGATCCGTTTACATCTATTGATAAAAAGTCAATGTATTTAATATCGTTTGTTGTTAAAATATTTGAAAATTTATCAACTTTAACATCTATAGTTGATGGACTTAAACTCCAAGCACTAATCCACTGTCTTCCATTATCTTGACAGCATTTTTCTAAAACTCGCGTTAAACCACCTACCGCACAGTTATCGCCTGTAAACTCCATGAATTCTTCATTATTGCTAGATATAGCCATTGCTATATTTTTAGTATTAGGTCTATGTCTTGATAATTTTTCAAAACTAGCGGGTGATGGTTCTATCAATACACCACTCCATTTTAAAGTTTCTTCCATCGTTTTAGTATTTGAATATGTTAATCCATCATATGCGCCCACTTCAACAAAAATACCATCTACTTTTTTTGTTAATGAATCTTTCCAATAATTTATATATTTATCTAATACTAATTTATCTATTGTTTTACTATCTTTATTTACTTGTTGACTATAATATTTAAAACTGTTTATGAAAGAAAAACTGGAACCCAAAGTATAATATTCCATAATATAAATAATAACAGTTATTATTTATATTATAATTATTAATTATAATTATTAATTATATTTATGGTTTATTTATTTTTGTATTACCAATGCTACTAGACCATTATGCCACATAGAATATTTAAATGATAAAGTAGAATGTTCATTATTATCATTTGTATATAATTCATATTGATAAATAATTTTCATATTATTTTTACTAATACCTCTGTAAGTTCCTTTTCTTACATTTTCCCAATTCCAATCATCGACAATCAATATAAATTGATCATCCAAACAATCCCGATAAAGATCTAACGCTTTAAATTGAGATTCTTCTGAATGATGACCATCATAAAAATATACATTAAAGTTCGGTAATTCATTTATATCTACATCCCAACAATCTTTTTCTATAAAATTTACATCGCTAGAACCCTTATATTTTTCTAAATTTTTTAAAAAATGTTCTTTTGGTCTTTGATCGCCAAATTCAGACCAATTATCAATTGATACTGCTTTTATATTATTATTATATAACGCCGAACTAAATGTGCTGCCATGAAAAGAACCAATCTCTAAATATCTAGTATCATCATATGAACATATATTATTAAAAAAATGTCTAGATTTTACACCCGACATACCTTCTATATCTAAAATATTATCATTTATTTTGGATTCTTTATTATTAGCATAACGAAAACTATCATCTATTCTTTTAATAAATTCTTCTGAAAGTTCTGAATTTGATGAATTATGTATTCTACTTTTTTTTATAGTTGGTTCATAACACAATAATAAACCATTTATTATATTTGATGTATTTTTATGAAATATTTCATTATGATTATTAATTGTTAAATTGTTCCATTCTTGTTCTCCCACTTTCTTTTGTATAAAAGATTTAATATTATTTATAAATTGTACTAAATCATCTACTGTTGACCAGACCATGAATAATAATTAGTAAATTAATAATTTTATATTGTTTTTTATATTATTTATATTTAATTTAATAAATCCACTATTTTATCATTTATTTCTTTATATTCGTCGTATGGTCTGCACATATGATAATCTGAATATAAACCAGATTTAATTGAATATATTAACGTATGATTATTTGGAAATCTACCCCTGTCTAATCTTTTAAAGTTTGTAAATGTATCATTTAAAATAATCAATCTTCCAATATGATTTTTATCCAATCTTTGAGTACAATTATATAAATATAATTGATCAGTTATCCAATATGGCATATCTTTATGCCCCACATATTTTGGATTTTTATATAATATTTCTTCCAATGTAAATTTTATATCTTCTATTGTTTTTATTGAAAATATATCTCTCCATGTTTGTGGATATGCAATATTATAACAAATTACCATCTCATTTTTACCAACACATTCTAATTGTCTATAACAAATGAATTTATCATCCTCTATATTTTTAATTGGTTCTATATAATATGTTTTATTCATAGGTATAATGTCTATATCTGTTATTAATACACCTCCTTGTGTTTTTAATAAACATGGATATAATAATCTTATATTTTGCGCGATAAATGAAGTGCTAACATTTTGCATTGGATGAAATAACTTTATAAATTCTGAATATGGTTCTAATTCAGGTATCATTTTATCAGAAATTAATATAATATGAATATTAATATCTGGAAATAATTTTTTCCATGCTCTAATAAATATGGGAACAAATTTATAATAAAGAGGATTTGCGTTGGTTGCCGTCAATACATCGGTTAATTTCATTTACTATAATAGTAATAATCTATTTAAATAATTTTTGGATAAAAATCTTCATTTTGTTTAAAAGTATATTTATTCGAATTTAATATTGAAAAATGTTTATTATGTCTATATCCAAATTCTGTTATTTCGTTGGTTGGTATATGTAATAAAGGACATAGAACATATATTATCATTCCGTGAATATTTGCATCCATCCAATTATATAATAATGTTCCATTCATATTAATAATTTTATCTGTATAATTTTTAATTACTGTATTTTTCCATAAATTCAATTTAGAATAATGAAAATTATTATATGGAGACATTCCTGTATAATTTTGGTCTTTTAAAAATCCCAATACTTTTAAGGCCGGCATTAAATTGTCGATATCCAAATAATTAGCTTTACAAAATTTATATGTAAAATTAAATAATCCATTTTCTTGTTTTATATTTTCGGAATTATCAAAAAATATGGTTCTATTTACATAATAATATTTTTTTGCTTCTAACAAAAACTTATCGGTATCAATTATTGGTTCTATTAAAAATGAATCGTCGTCCATGCGTATATATGAATCATATTCTTTAAATATATCCATAGATTGCATTACGCCCGAGAAAAATCTACACATCATCATGTAACCTTTTCCGCATTTAGATACATTTTTATTATATGGTAAATCATTATTTTGAAAATCTATTTTACAAAAAGTTATATTATCATATATATTTATAAATTCTTCTTTTACTTCGTGTGTAAAATCTTCATGAAATATAATAACTGGTAATTTCATATATGTTGTCACATTTTTAACACTATTTTGGGCCATTATTAATCTATTCTCTTGGGTCGCTTTACATACTTTATCTATTTTATTAATTAACCATACAAGACAAGTTTGCGCCATTATATCATTTGCGATATTAATATTTATATTTAAATTAAAATATTATATTTATATTAAAATATTAATATTTAAATATAAATATAATATTTTAAATATTAATGAATATTGATAAAATCTTTGTAATAAATTTAGAACATAGAACTGACAGAAAAAAACAAATTGTTGAAGAACTTGAAAAACAAAATATAACAAATTATGAAATTTTCAAAGCCATCCGACCAACAATTGATGATGTAACACTATGGAATAATCGTTATTGTTATCATGTAAGAGATCAAGGTAATTTTCCAACTTTAAATAAATTTATGTTATATCAAATTGGTTGTTTGGGTTGTTTGCTGAGTCATATGCAAGTTTGTAAATTAGCATTAGAGAGAAATTACAAAAATATATTAATTTTAGAAGATGATACACAATTTGTTAATCGTATTGAAACATTATATAAATATTGTTCTCAAATTAATAACGAATATGATATGTTATATTTAAGTGGTTCTCATACAGATTTGGGAGAAAAAATAAGTGAAAATATTTTAAAAACAAAAAGAACACTAACTACGGGTTCTTATTTAATAACTGAAAATGCTATGAAATATTTAGTAAATAATATACAATCTTATTTAAAAGAAATAGATGTTTTTTATGGCGATGAAATACAACCCAGATTTAAATGTTATTGCGCTTCACCACATATTACAAAACAACGAGATGGGTATTCGGATATTCAACAGGGCAATGTAAGTTATAAGTTTAAACAATAATATAATTTAAAAATTTAACAATTATATTATTATTAATGAGAGATTTCAATTTTTCCAAAGAAATGGTTCTTGATAAAAAGCATATGAAAAAACTTGAATATAATCCAGATGATTACAAATTTATTAAATTAGTTACTGATTTATTTGAAACCGAATTAAATAATCTTCATGCAAAAGCAGAAAATTCATATGAATTATTTACTACAGTAGGAAAAGATAGTAATACTGAATTTCATAAAAAATTTTATTCTCATTTAAACAATAATTGGCAAGAAATAAAAGATGAATATTCAAAATTTATTAATAATGTTGTATTACCTTTTTTAGAACTCGAAGAAGCATTAGTTCAAAAATTTCCATCTTTTAGAGTTCAATTACCTAATAATCTTGCTGTTGTTGTTAATCATTATGATTCTGACTCTTTACATCAACATCCTACTGGAGAAATAAATTTTATACATGCTTTAACAGATATGTATGATACTAATACTGTTTATGTTGAAAAAATGCCTTTACTTGAAGAATATCAACCTATTTTACTAAATGCCGGAGAGACTATTTGTTTTAATGGTAATAAATGTAAACATCATAATAAAATAAATGAAACAGGTAAAACACGTGTTAGTTGGGATTTTAGAGTTTTACCATTAAATTATTATAAAGAAAATATTAGTGGAACAAGTGCATCTACTAATAAAAAATATATAGAAAATAGTTATTATGAAAGATATAAATTAAATGAAATCAAACCATATATTGCGAGAGATATTTGGGATAAAGAAAAAGAAAACTTTAATCACATTATGAAAAAATATAAAGTTAATGATGCATGGGGAGTTGTAGATATATTTGAAAAAACTATCGCTGCTTATGCCGGTAGTAAATATGCTATTAGCGTTGATAATTGTACCGATGGTATATTTTTATGTTTAAAATATTTAAATGCGAGAGAAACAGTTATTCTTCCTTCAAAAACATGGATTTCTGTTCCTTGCACCATAATTCATGCTGGATGCAAAATTCAATTTGAAGATAGAGAATGGTCTGGATCATATCAACTTAAACCATACCCTATTTATGATGGTGCTGTTAGAATGAAAAAAGGAATGTATAAACCTAATACATTTCATTGTCTATCTTTCCATATTAGGAAACATATTCCTATTGGTAAAGGAGGAATGATTTTAACAGATGATAAAGATGCGTATGATTGGTTTAGAACTGTTCGATATGAAGGAAGAACTATGAGCCCAGATGGTATTAATTATTTATTATATAAAGAAGACCCTATTAATTCAATGGGATGGAATATGTATATGACACCAGAACAGGCGGCACGAGGTTTAGAATTATTTGAAAAATTAGGTGATGATAACCCAGATCAAGAAAGTTCAGGTACTTGTAAAGATCTAAGTAAATTAACTATTTATGGTTCAATGAAAGAAGAAAATGAAACACCATATTATTCTTATGATTTTTGGTTTAAAAATAGTGAACACGATAATTGGGATCAAGGCGGAGAGAAATATTATGTTAATACGTTTTATGAAAATATTATTATGAAATTACAAGATATTCCAAAAGAAGGTAAAATTCTAATATTAGGAACCCACAACTGTTATACTTTTGATAAATTATGTAAACATTATGGATATGATAGATGTATTGGTTATGATTTACATAATCCTAATAATCATCCAAATGTAGTAATTAAAGATTGTATGGATTTAAGTGATGAAGATAAAATTGATATTGCTTTTTGTCATAATGATCTTGGTAATTATGCTACTACACCAAAATTAAAAGAACATGGCCAAAAATGGGCTGCTAAAAATTTGGTTAGTGGAGGATATTTCTTATGTAACAATAATTTTAACCGAGCAAAAGTTAAAAATATTGAAATTATGGAAGAAAATAATTGTACTAATACTCAATTAGTTGATTTACAAACAAAATATGACTTATCTAAATTACCATTTGAGAGAATTGAAGGATATATGTTAAGTAAAAAAATAAATATTTAATATATAAACTTAAAAATAAATATTTAATATATAAACTTAAAAATAAATATATTTAAATATAATTTTTTATGAATACTATAAATGAGCAATAACAATAATAAAATATTATTAAATCAATTATTTAATGTCAATACATACACGGAATATTTAAAACAATTTATAAATAATGAAAATACTATTGGAAATTATAATAATATTAATAAACATGAAAAAATACTTAGTAAATCTGAAAACGGTGAAGATGGAATGTTAAAATATATTATTGATAAAATAGGTTTCAATAATAAATACTATGTTGAATACGGGGGATGGGATGGTACCGCATCATCTAATACACATTATTTTCGTGAACATGAAAATTGGAATGGATTATTACTAGAAGCTGATGTTATTAAAATTAATAATATATCACTAGAAGAACGCATTCGAATTAATCTTCAACAAGAATATGTTACACAAGAAAATATAAACTCTTTATTTCAAAAATATAATGTTCCAAAAGAATTTGATATACTATCTATTGATATTGATAGTTATGATTATTATACATGGAAAGGATTGACTGAATATATTCCCAACATTGTTATTATTGAATATAATCCTGGATTACCTAATAATATACCTTTAGTTGTAGATAAAAATTCTAATACTAATCATGGTGAAAGAGGTTATTTTGGTGCTAATTTATTAGCATGTTTTTTACTTGCTCAAGAAAAAGGTTACAAATTTGTTACTACTATAAGATGGAATGCTATATTTGTAAAAGATAACTTATTTCATAAGCTAGATATTAATGAAATAAATGAAGATGAATGCATAAAAAAATATTTTAAACCCAATAAATGGTGGGTTAATGAAGTATTTTGTAAACGAGGATTTTCAGATTTAGACTATTGGTTAACTTTTTAAAACCCAAAATTCATCAGCACCTCTTGAAGTTATTTTTATATAATTTTTTTCTAAAATTTGTTTAACCTTTTCAGAGTGATTATGTGTTTCACTTCCAACTTCTATATATATACCCCTTGGTTTTAAATTTCCTAATCCTTTTAATACTTCTACTGAAAATCCTTCTACATCAACATGTAAATAATCTATTATACTAATATTTTGTTCTTTACAAAAAGTTTCTAATCGTTTTGTTACAACTTTAATTGGTTTCATTATTGTTAATGGAATTTTACCGGTTGTTGTTGATACAAAATTTTTATTTAAACTACCACAAGGAGCATAATTATTTTTATTTTCATCAAATGTTTCATAAAAATCTATTTCGCCATCTATATCACTTATAGCATAATTAAAAACCTTTAAACCATATTTTTCTAATGGCTTGATTTTTTCATAACAACTTGTTGATGGTTCAATTGAATATACCTCCGCTTTTGGAAAATGATATTTATATTTTATACCATCTCCTCCATCATAAGAACCAAATTCTAAAATAGTATTTAAATTCTCCCCCAACATTTTTTTAACTAGATTTATATCACAATTCCAAGTAGACCATAATTCACGATTATTCCAAGGTGATTTATATCCTTCTATTATTAATGAACCTCCATTTAAAAAATTGACATTCAAGTTTTCAATTTCCATTATTAAATATTTATTATGATTAATATTTAATATTTAATATTAAATATTTATTATTTAATATTAAATATTTAATATTTAATAATATATTAATTATTTATGACTATTATTATATGCAAAGTTCAGTCTGGTATGTGTAATAGATTAATGCCATTCATTACCAGTTATAGACTTGCTATGAATTTAAATTTACAATATTTTTTAAATTGGGATCATGGATGTAGAGATACAGATTATTCTTATGAAGGCGAAAAAACTACATATAATCATATGTTTTATAATATTGATAATGTTAATTATATTGATGATTATCAACTACAATCTTTAATGGCTAATAAAAAAACTCTCGTTGTTAAATATTTACAAACTAATTTACATAATGTTTCTATAGAAGATTTATTAAAATATGATGTTGTATTTTTTTATAATTATGTTCATCCTATTTTTACAAAAGAAGATAATGTTATTATTAATAGTTACAGTGATTGTAATCTCTCTTGGATATTAGATAAAACTAATTACTATAAAGATCTTCAAAAATATTTTAAATTATTAAAACCTGTAATTACTATTCAAGAAAAAATTAATGAAGTATTAATTCAATTTCCAGAAAATAAAAATAATATTATTGGATTTCATATTAGACATTGGCCTAATAGCTGGGTATCTACTAATAATAAATATATTCAAGGTAACGATGATAAAAGAATTATAATCATGAATAATGCAATCAAAAATAATCCAGATATCAAATTTTTTATTTCCACTACGGATATCAATATTATTAAACAGCTTAAAAATCTATATAATGAAAAAATTATTTATTTTGAAAATAGATTTGGACTAACCGATAACGATAAATATTATACTTCTAATCAACAAAATTCCAAAGGAAATATATCTAAAAATTTAAATGGAGTTGTTGATTTATATTTACTTAGCAATTGCAATTTAATTATTGGTGATGTTTGTAGTTCTTATTCACACGTAGCCCCTTTATTGAATACTAATTCTACTTATCAACAAATAAAATAATTATTTATTTTATTACTTATTATAATATAAATAATATAAATAATATAAATAATATAAATAATATAAATAATATAAATAATATAAATAATATAAATAATATAAATAATATAAATAATATAAATAATATTTATAAATATTATTTATATATGAGTTGGGAAGAAAGAATAAAATTAACATCCAGTTGTAAAGATTGTGAAAATATACCTAAACATGAAAATGCTGGTAAAGTATGTATGGAAAATAATATAAAAATACAATATATGTTTAATGGTATTAAAATACATTATGATTCTTATCATAGTCCACATACTAATGATATTATTACTAATTTAAAAGGTCATCATGAACCACAAGAAGAATTATGTTTTTATTATTTATTAAATTTATTAGATAATGATGCTAATATGTTAGAACTTGGCTGTGCTTGGGCTTATTATTCTATGTGGTTTAAAAATACTATTACTAATGGCATTAATATATGTATTGAACCTAATATAAATAAATTAAAAAAAGGTATTGATAATATTAAATTAAATAATCTTGATTTTAATAAATTTGTACTAATTAATGGTTATATTGGTAATAAATATATTGAAAATGACATATTTATTGATTGGGACAACACTAAAATGCATATACCGCAATATAATATTGAAAAAATTATTACAGAAAATAATGATATATTCATAGATGTTCTTCATTCTGATATTCAGGGCGCTGAAGGTAATATGTTAATGGGTTCTATTAATGTTTTAAATAAAATAGGGTTTTTTGTTTTATCAACACATGGAAATTTACATATACGTTGTATGAATTTTCTTATTTCTAATAATTTTACTATATTACTAGAACATAGTGTTGAACAATCTGTTTCTGCTGATGGATTGATTATTGCTGTTAATAATCTACATATTAAAAAATATGAAAAAAATATAAATACAAATATTCAAGAATATTTTAATACTAATTGCCCTATTACTAAACACTAATTATATATCTAATGTTTTCTCTATTACACTCCAAATATTATACTTATTTAATATTAAATCTCTCGCTTCTTTTAACGCCAATATATTTTTTTCAGTTATAGGTTTATTTATAATTGTTTTTATTTTTTCTATACAATCATCTTCATTTATATTTACTTCATAATAACTATCTTTTGGAAAATATTTTCCAATATTTGTACATCCATAATAAATTGGTATTGTCCAACATAAAATAGCATCTGTTATTTTCTCAGAAAAATAATTCTCTCTACTACAATTTTCTATACATAATGAATACTTATAGTCTATTAAACCTTTAAATTTTGTATTTTCTGTTTTTGTATCTTTATGGTAACCATCTAGTGAACCTTTGTAAGAAATACCTAATTCATTATTCCATCCCGCTCCATAAATATGACATATATCTGGATATTTTTTTGACATTTTTATTAATAATTCTCTTCTTAATGCATATCCTGGTCCATAATTTTTATTAGATATTATTGCTGAAAAATTTTTTTCGTGACTATTATATTCCAGTTTACTTAAAAAATCATAATTCTTATCTATAAATTGTGGATTTGTAACTACATGAATAAAATTATTATATGTAAATCCCGTCGCAAAATCAAATCTTTCCCAGTTTTTATTTATTAATGGTTCTCGTGGTAAACAAATAAATTTCTTAATATTTAATAAATTTAAATCAAAATTATTTGGTATACCTTCTATAAATATTATTACATCTGCTTTATTTAAATCGGTTACTCCAAATAAATTATTCCATATTCCAGAATTATTTTTTGTCATTTTATTATATCTTAAAAGTAATTGCTCTGGACTTGAACCCCAATTACAATAAAAAATAATATTTATCATATAAGATATTATTTTTTATATATTTAAATACTTATTTTTTTTATTAGTTCTAAATCTATTTTATCTTTTTTTTCATTTCTTCTTTCTTTCATTTCTTTTACTACTTTTAATGAAGCTAATTTACAACCATTAAAATAAAAATAATTTGATGGATCATATATTATACTATCTTTATTTTCTTTATAATACTGCAACCACTCTCCACTATGTAAACCTAAATTCTCTAATTTTTTATCATCTTTATGTAAATAATCTCCGTCATTTGCCTGTCTTAATCCATACATTTCCAATATTAAACTTGATGTTAAACAATAATCTTCGTCTATATTATTTTCAAAATAACTTTTTAACAATTTTTTTGTAGGTTCACTTATATCATTTGAACCATTATTTAAAAAATGTATTGAATTACTATTTAATAAACAACTACTTATTCTATAAGTATCACTATTATAATCACTCATATGTAAACTATGTTTTCCCAGATTATATAATTCTCTGCATTTTTCTTTTAACTCTATACATTTATTTACATCATTCATACATATACTTATATATAAAACTGGATTTATTTCATCGTTTATAACACATCTTTCTGCTTTTCCACCTGGAGACCAACCAGATGGAAATAATCCACCTATCCAATCTTCACCTCTATATAACTCTTTTATTAAATTATTTATTCCGTTTACATTTAATTCAACAAATTTATGATAATATATATAACCATAATTATTTATTATATTTATTACTTCTTTCATTATTTCTGTATTAAAACTTACTGGATAAATTATCATTGTTCTTACGTCTTCATTATGTTTTATATATTCTAAAGCCATAGTATCAGCATATATTGGTTCTAATTGTGGTAAATTTTCTCTATTCAAAAAAAAATTATAATTATAACCAACATTTCCCTCTTCATTTAAATTAATGATTTTTGGAACTACATTATAATAATAACTAGCAACTAATCTGTGAGCTCCATTTATTATAATTCCATTATTTCCAATAGGTATTGGAAATCTCTCATCATAACCATTTTTTTTTAAGTTTTCAATCAAATTATTAAATGAATTTATAAAATCATCTATATTATTTTTTACTATTGTGGTTTCGCCCCTTGTATTATCTGGTAATTCTTTACATCCATTAAAGGTTATTAAATGTTTAGTATATAATTCTTTAAAATAATCAGTATTTAGATTTTTATCAACCGATTTAACATATAAATATTTTGCCATTAAATCAAATCTACGACCAGGCAACATTATTATATTTATAATAAGTATATTTTTAAATTATTATAAACTTAAGTATTTTCTTTTAGATATTTTTCAATTAAAGGTTTATGACTTGCAGCCAAAATTGCTGTTTTTTCTCGTAATACCTGTACATTCATACCAAATTTCATATTATTTCCGCCTCTAAAATTTGGATTATTATCTATATCATATCTTGGTTGTCCTCCTTCATTTTTAGCATAATGATTATATAATGGATATAAATATTTCGGATGATAAACCATATTATACCAATCATCACAACACCAATTTTTTATTTCTTTTGGAAAAAACCAACCAAATATTTCCATATGTTTTCTACTTACAAATGCTTGAGTTAATATACGATTATTATTATTTATAGGCCCGGTCATACCAATATCATTATGTTCTTTTAAAACTTTTATTCCCTCGTTAATCCAACCTTTCGTTTTAAATTCCATATCATCTCCGCATTGATAAAAGTAATCACAACCTGATTTATATGCATCTTCAAATAATTTATTCCACATTAATGTTACATAACCTTTTGGTATATTTTCCATAGTAATAAATTTAAATTCTACATTTGAAAATACTTTAGAAAATCTTGTTATCTCTCGTTTTTGTGTTTCATTATCAAAAATTCTATCATCTTTATCAATACCTACATAAAAAATATATTCGTGTTCTTTATCTAATGTTAACAAGAACGTTTTTAATGTCAAATTATATAAATATGTATCTTGGACCATAATCCAGGCGACTCTATTTTTACTAGTTGCTAAAATTAAAACGCCTATTTTGTGAACCATATATTATTTGTTATTATTACCTTTTTATTATATATTTATACTTTTATATATTTATATATTAAAATGGCACATGCTGAGTTTAGAAAAACAGAAAAAACAAACTCTGATAATAATATAGAAAATAAAATTAAAAATGAAGAATTAGATACAGACGTAGACGACACTTTACAAAATTACTACGCCGAATGGTCTAGCCAGCACGAACAAATTCTGGTTGAATGGGCAGATAAAGCAATTGTTTATAGATGGTTACATTCTACGTCTCATTTAAGTTTTGCTTCAAAAACTAGATGGTTTACGATACCTGTTATTATCGTATCAACTCTAACCGGTACTGCTAATTTCGCACAAGAAAGAGTTCCGATAGAATATGTACCATATTATAATATTGCAGTCGGAACAGCCAATATTCTTGCCGGAATTGTTACAACTATTCAACAATTTCTTAAAATTAATGAATTAAATGAATCTCATCGGGTTGCTTCAATTTCTTGGGATAAATTTTATAGAAATATAAAATTAGAGGTGGCTAAATCTAGAAATGAAAGAACACATGCTTATCAAATGCTTAAAATATTTAAAGAAGAATTTGATAGATTAATGGAAACTAGTCCCTCTATTAATACTAAAATTATCGATAAATTCTATAAAACTTTCTCGGGCGGGCCTCTAAAAGAAGGCAATGTTCCAAATGAAAAACAACAAACATTTATTGAAATATTTAAACCTGAAATCTGTAATGTATTACTAAGTACTAAACATTCTGTATATAAAGAGACGCCTGAAGATATTGAAAAAAATAAAACTAAAAAATTAGTAAGTTATGTTAAAGAAAATAATGATTTTAAAAAAAAATCTATTATTGTGGATAATTTTATTGATGAATTTACAAATGAATATAAAAGAGAACCTACATTTAACGAAATTTATGACAATTTACAAGATAAAGTATCTGATAATGTTATTAATGCTATTGTTAGTAAAAGGGATACTAGTAGACATGAAAAACCATCAAATACTTTTATTAACGCTATGGTTAATAATGACAATAGTAATAAAGTTTAATAAAATTATATTATTATTACTAATAAGTAATAATAATAAGATCTGTAATATTTAATAATTTTTTATGTCACCCATAAAAATATTATGTGTTTCTTTTTCTAAAAACATATTAAATATAAAAATCGCTACTATCCATGCCATAAAAGGTACGTAATATAATAAATTAATATCAAAAAATTTACCAAACAATGACATTATTGCTGTTACTATTATAATTCCAAATATTGATACTAAAAAGTTATTCATAATATTATTATATATACATAAAAATAATAATATTATTTGTTTTATTTATTTTGCTTTATTGTTAAAGTTGCCATTTCTTTTATTGGACGATTATCTAATATAAAACTGCCTACATCACATGTATCTATTTCTGGATATTTCTCAAAATAATTATTAAGCGTTTTTAATAAATAGTCTTTATTTATAGGGGCTTTCACTTTATTTTTTCTATATACTAATTTTCCATTATTTATAACTATTCCATCTAGTTCATTATTTTCCATTATTGTTATTAATGAATTTGATAATTGTTTTTTTTTTAATCGCAGTTCTTTTATTACTTTTTGCATTTCATTCATTTTATTATTTATTAATACCCATTCTTTTATTGTATTTACTAACAATTCGTTTGACTCTGGCATATTAAAATAATATACTAATTAATTTATATATTATTTTTATAATTTATTTAATTATTTTTTTATTTTGCCATATTTTTTATTATCATATTTATTGCAAATCACCCACTAGATTGTCTTGTTTTATATATATATATAATCTATTTATTAATTCTTCTTTTTTGCCACTTATTTTTAATTTATAATTTCTTAATTCCTCTTTTAAATCTTTTAAATTTTTTTTTTTATAAGTTTTATAAAAACAATCTTCCATATTTTTTATTATTTCTTCATCTGCTTTTTTATAAGTTAAATGTTTATTACATAATATACCATTTCCTGTTTTGCATCCTGATTTTAAACATTTTTTACCATTTTTTATATGTTCACATTCGTACAATTTTATTGAATCTACTTCTGTACATGTCACACCACGTATTGGTTTTACCGAATAATATTTATAAAAAGGTAATAATTTTCCTGTTATTCTTCTACAATAAGGACATTTTATTTCATTTAATTTTAATTGAGAATTATCAAGTAATTTTCTTGTTTTTTGATAAACTACTTCATTATACAAACTCATATAGTTAAATTTATGACCACAACATAATTTTATATTATTTTCTTCTAGTTTTTCATTTGTTATTAAACATACTTCTTCTTCTTCTTCTATATTTTCATTTAATATTTTTTTAAATAAATTCATATCATATTTTGAAATTTTATCCATTAATTATATAATTTTTTAATATTTAAATGATTTATTTAGTATTTTTTAAAATAAATTAATATTTATAATTACTATTAATATGTCTTTTGATAAAACTATATGGGGAAATTGTACATGGTATCTTTTTCATACAATAGCTTATAAAATCAAAGATTCTGATTTTATAGAACTTAAAAATGACATTATATATGTTATTAAAACTATTACAAGTATTCTTCCTTGTCCTGAATGTTCACAAGATGCCACAAATCAATTAAGTAAGGTTAAATTTGATAATATAAGTAATAAAGAAGAACTTAAATTATTATTACTTAATTTTCACAATCACGTCAATAAAAAAATTGGTAAATCTAATTTTGAAATATCACAATACGATGATAAATATTCAAACGCTAATATTAATGCAATATACAATAATTTTTTTAAAATTTATAATTCAAATTCAAATAATCCACTATTAATGAATGGTTCATTTCACCGACAAAATAATTTACCTAAAATTAAAATTGCATTAGACAAAATTATATCTAAATTAGATTAATTCCACATAGGTTTCTCTCCTCTCTTATATGTTACACATTTAAATTTTTGGTCTGTTGGCTTTCTACAACCTTCAGCATTACTTTGAATTTCAGCAAAATATGCTAAATCTTTATTACCGCTTCCTGCTATCATACCATAATATAACATACCAAATGTTATACCAACTATACCCCCCAAAACCACGCCTCCTATTGTTCCGCATTTTTTGTGCAATTCTACTGATGCATTTGTTCCAAATAATGCTACCAAAAATATCAATAACGGATTATTTACATCATTATTTATATACATTGGAAAAATTAAATATGAACCTATAAAACCTAATAATACTGAACTAGTTATCGGCGAACTAAATATTACCCTCTCATTTAGTATTGAACCTGCTTGTGTAAATGGAAATGGTAAGATATTACATATTGGATTTGCTAAACTAGATTGTCTTTCTTTTAAAATACTTTTTATTAAATATGATAAAAATGAAACTATTACTATACCTATTATAAATAATAAACCTTTTACTATAGAATTATTAATTATTGATAACATAATTATAAAAAATGTTAATAAAAATGGTGATAATAATGTAAAATATGTTAATAAATTTGTAAATGTCATAGTTATCGCTACCCCTTTTTGAGAAACTTTTTGTTCTGGATTTGAATTTGAACTCGCGTTATTCATATTTATTATATTTATTATATTAAATAAATATAATAAATATTTAGAAAATCATATATTTTATTACATCTGATATATGTTCTATTTCAAAAAATTCATAATTATCTATATCTAATTTATCACTGTGTTTTTCATAAAATAATTTAAAATCTTTTGCATTATCTTTAGGATATAAAAAACATTTTACTCCTGCTCTTATACCTCCTAATATCTTTAATTCTAACCCCCCTATTGCTGTTACTGAACCTTGCAAATTTATTTCTCCTGTTATTGCAAAATTATTTTTTATTTTTTTATTCATTAATAAACTATAAATTACTAATGTTATCGCTGTTCCCGCCGATGGTCCGTCTTTTGGTATTGCACCTTCCGGTACATGAATATGTATTCCTTGTAATTTTGTTTCTTCAAAATCTTTTACTATCTTTTTTAATTGACTTTGTGGAACTAATGAAATAGCCAACGTCTTTGCTACTGCCATACTTTCTTTCATTACGTCTCCTTGCATTCCTGTTAATTTTAAATCAAAAAATGTTGATGTTGAAAAAAATTTACTTTCTATATGCAATATTCCACTATTTCCATAAGCATTTGCCCATAAACCATTTACTATTCCTACTTTTGGATAATCATTTATTTTTAAATATCTTATATAATGTCTCTCGTGTAATATGTTTTCTATTATCTCTTTTGTTATTATCACGGGAATATTATATTTTTTTGTTCTCTTTAACAAATCTAAATTTATACTTGATATTAATTCAAAAAATATTTCTTTTAATTTTCTTACTCCTGGCTCATTTGTATAATTTTCTATTATATATTTTACTAAATCATCACCAAATTCTATTACATTTTCTAATCCAAATTTCTTATAAAATTCTGGTAATAAAAAATCACTGGTTATTACTAACTTATCATCTAATAATAAATTCTCAAATTTTATTCTATGAATTCTATCTAATAAAATTTTATCTATTAATTCTACGTCATTATATGAAAATATAAATAATGCTTTTGATAAATCTAAATCGATATTACTAAAATATTTATCTTGAAATCCATCATTTTGTGCTGTATCTATTAAATGTGTCAATATTCCGATTATCTCTTTTCCATGTTCGGTTCTACTTACTTTATCTAATTCATCTATAAAAATAATTGGGTTCATCGTCTTTTTTTCAATTAATATATCAACTATTTTACCCCACGTTGAACCTACGTATGTATAATTATGACCATCTAATATACTTCCATTTGATGAACCACCCAATGCTATAAATGAAAAAGGTCTACTTTCGCCATCTTTATCTTTTAAACAATTCGCCAATCCTTTCTTTGCTAATGTTGTCTTACCAACTCCCGGGGGACCCTCAAACCCAAAACAATATCCAGATTTTTCCCCATTTATCCATTGTCCTATTATTCTCTCTATCTGTTTTTTCGCATTTTTATGTCCATGAATAGCTGTATCTAACGTTGAATTAAATGAACAAATATAATCTATTACTTCATTGTTTTTTTTTATTATATCGTTTATTATTTTATCTGTATTTATTAAAAAATTATATACTTTATTTGTATTTAATGATTCTATTAATATTAATATTTCTTTTAATAATTCCAAATTATTTTTATTATTTTCTATTATTTCTTTTATTGAATTTCTTATTAACCCGATATTATCGCTTGATGATGCCGGTTTTGATATCGTTATTTTATATTTTTTACATATTAATACTATTGAATTTAATAAATTCAACAAAACCTTCTTTTTATTTATTAATGCATCATTTAATACATAATTTATTATATTACTATAAATAGGTTTCAATTTATCCTTTATTGTATCTATTATATTTAAAATTTCCAATGAACTATAATTTTCTTTAATTAATAAATCTTTTATTAACTCTATCAAATTTTTTATCGTATCATTTTCTATTAAATTTACATCTAAAACTTTTATTTGTTCTTTTAATGTATTAAATAAATTACTTATATCTATTTTTTTTGTTAATATATATTCTTCTTTATAAATACCAAACGGGATTTTTAATAAGCCATCCAAATATTGTCTCGCTTTTGAACCTGAATCTTCCGATTTTGATTTTATTTCTTTCAATTTTTGCATCGCCTTTTCTTTTACATTGTCGCTCGCCTTTATTAAACAAATTTGTTGTTCTAATGGAACTTTATTATTATCAAAATTTGCTAAATTTGTTGTATATTCTATTGTTTTATACATTGCTGTTTTAAAATATTTCTTACATTCTAATGGTAAACTATCATATAATTTCTTTTGTTCTGTTGAATCATTTGATGATTCTGTCTCTACTGATAATAAATCATATAATAAATATGCCAAATATTGAAACTCTTGTTTATAACTATTTAATAATAATTGTATTAATATTATACGTTGATTAAATAATTCACTGCCCACAAAATCTTGTACTAACGCATTTATTGTTTTATTTTCTATGTTACTTATTTGCTTCATTATCATAATATATTTATTAAATAACTCATCATTACTATAAATTAAATAATCTTTTATTGTTAAATTTTTATAATAATTTAACCAACTTTCTTCTATATATAATTCATTTTTATCATTACCAGAATTTAGCAGAAATTCTTTTAAATCTATTATCTTATTTTTTATATATAATTCATCTACACTATTTATTATTATATCATCTACTAAACAAGTTATACATAATGTTTTCTTATTTACTACATCATGTACTACTAATTTTATACCATAAACTCTTAAATTGAAATTTGTTGAACTTCTCATTAAATCAAAACATTCTAATTGTTCTGTATTCTGTATCATTATTTTGTCGTCTATTATTTTATTTTTTGATACTTCTTTTACTACTAAGTTCTTTCCTGTACGCATTCCTTTATCCGTCCAATTTAATATCTTATAATTTATTGGATGTAAATATTTATTTATTACATCCAACTTTTTATTTAAAATTTTACTTTTTAAATATTTTTCCGCAAATTCGCTAGTCAAACATATTTTTAAAAAATTTTTAAAACTATATATACCATAATTTTTTATTAATGACGATAAATTATTATTTATATATTGTAAATCATTTATTATATTTTCATTCGATATACTATTTATCAAATTTATTATTTTCTCCAAACCATCCAAACATATATTTAAATCATTTGAATTAAATATTCCCATTAAATGATATTTTTTTACACCCAATTGAATATCGGTTATTGCTTCTTTAAAAAAAATTATTTTTTCATCGTAATTTATTGTCATTTTCTATTCTTCTATTCTTATATTTAATTATATTTAAATTTTTATATTTTAATAAAACATTTAACATTTTAATTTATTAAAATTGATTTAAGATATATTTATTTATATATTAGACATATATTACACCTATATATATGGGTATTCCATATTATTTCGCTAATCTTATTAGAAATCACAAAAATATTGTTAAAAATTTAGAATCTATTAAAAATATAGATAATCTTTATCTTGATAGTAATTCAATTATTTATGATTCTATCGATTTCACTTTATTTCAAAATAAATCACAATTTGAAAATTTAATTATTCAAAAAGTCATCGATAAAACTCAACTTATTATTAAAACTATTAATCCATCTAAAAATATTATACTTGCATTTGATGGTGTCCCGCCTATTGCTAAGTTAAATCAACAAAAAAATCGTCGTTATAAATCATCCTATCAAGCTAATCTTTTTAATAAAAATACTTATTGGGACCCTACTGCTATTACTCCTGGAACTACATTTATGGAAAAATTAAATCTTAACATTACTAATTATTTTCATAAAAAATACAATCACATCAATCTTATATTATCACTTACCGATGTTCCCGGAGAAGGAGAACATAAACTTTTCGAATTTATTAGAAATAATAACCATATTAATGATAATACTATCATTTATGGCATGGACTCCGACCTTATTATGTTATCACTTAATCATATAAAATATACCAAATCTATTTATCTATACAGAGAAACTCCTCATTTTATTAACTCGCTTGACTCTACCTTAGACCCACAACATAAATATCTTATTGATATTAATGAATTAGCTGATCAAATATATTATTTTCTTACAGATAAAACATTTGTTATTGAAAATGATTCTATTGAACTTTATTACAATAAAATATCTGATTACATATTTATTTGTTTCTTACTTGGTAATGATTTTAATGAACATTTTCCTGCTATTAATCTACGCTTAAATGGTTTAACTATTCTTCTTGACTTATATAGAGAAATATTTGGAATTAATCAACATATTATTAAAGACGGAGACATTAATTGGGTCAACTTTAAAAAATACATCGGTAAACTTGCTGAAAATGAACATAATTTTATTAAAGAAAATTATAGAATTAGAGATAGACAAGCTAAAAGATTTTATCCTGAAAATACCGATGAAGAAATTGAATTTAAATTTAATATAACACCATCATGGGAAAGAAATATTGAAAAATTTATTAATCCTTATGAAAAAGATTGGCAATATAGATATTATTATTCATTATTTCATATTGATATTGACAAAAATACTACTACTATTTCTTCTATTTGTAATAATTATTTAACAACTTTACAATGGACTTTCTATTATTATTCTAGAGATTGTGTCAATTGGAAACATTCATATAATTATCACTATCCTCCACTTCTTGAAGATCTTTATAAAAATATACCATATTTTAATAGCGAATTAGTTATTGCTCCAGATAAAACTATTATTCATCCTTATTTACTTCTTTCATATGTATTACCTAAAAATAGTCTTACTCTTATTCCAAATGCTAAAATCACTAACTATTTACTTGAAAATTATCCCCAACACTATAGAGAAGATTATGAATTTCAATATGCTTTTTGTAAATATTTTTGGGAAGGACATGTATTATTTCCAGAACTTGACTTTCAAGACTTTTCAAACCAAATTAATAAACTTATTTAATATTTTATCCAATACTATTGCTAATTATATGAATTATTTTAAATATGCTTATCAGAAAGAAACTTATCCAAAATATGATAGAAATAAATCTACTTTACGAAGAAAATCTAAAAATTATAAATAATTTTAGATTTTAAATTAAAATAAAGTAACAGAAGAAAAAGGAATAAAACAACTAAAAGGAATAAAAGAACTAAAAGGAATAAAAGAACTAAAATAACTAAAACAACTAAAAGATCTTCTAGAAAAATTTAAATAAGTAAAAATATGTTCATTTTAAATCTTCAATGGTGTAAATATAATATTTTTTATAATTTAATATTATATTTATTCGCTTCCATATTCTTTACATCTCAAAAAAAATTTTTTAATTTCTTCTTTATTTCCACCTAATACACTATCGTCTGCTATATACCAATGTTCTTTTTCTCCACCTTTAAATCCTAAAATTGCAGGAATACCATTTACCATTTTTTTACTCTTAAATTTTGCATATAATTCTAATGATTCATCTATATCTATTTCATAAAATTTTATTGAATCGGGTAATTCTTCTACTAATTCTTTTACTAAACATTTTATTCCTTGACAGGGACCACACCAATCTGCCGTAAATTTTATAATTATCATTTGTTGTCGTGTTAAATCACTTTGCATTTTAAATAATGTTTCTTCAGTTAACCTTAACTCCATTATTATATTATACTTAATTATTTTTAAATTATTTAAACTAACTTATTAAAATGTTGGTAAACCTTGTCGTGTTAAAATTGCATTTAATTTTTCTTTTATTAATACTATATCATTCGTTAAATTTGTTATTTGTGTATTATTTAATGAACCATCAAAATTATGATTTAAACCTACATAATTTATATCATTGTCTTTTAATGTTATATTTGCATAACTATTATCATTTATTAATGAACCAACTGAACCTGCTTTTCCTGAAGTATTTTGTGTTCCGTCAATATCTACGCCCGGCAAATTTATATCATGTTTACCATCAAATTGTATACCACATATTAGTGGTTTATAATATAATCCCATTGCTTGTGATGATATTCCTAGTGTACCCATTGTTCCTACTTCATTTACTCCTGGTAAATTTATACTTTTTGTACCATCAAAAGGAACCCCTCCTATATATATATCACTTTTTAATTTTGTTGTTGTCGCTGCATTTCCCGTTGTATCTTGATTTCCTATTATATTTACACCCGCTAAACTTATATCTTTAGTTCCATCAAAATTTACACCTCCCAATATTAATGATTTTTTTAATTTTGTTGCTGTTGCCGCGTTTCCACCCGTATCTTGATTTCCTATTATATTCACTCCTGGTAAATTTATATTATCTTCTCCAGTGAAATCTACTCCTCCTATTTTTATAATTCTTTCTAATTTTGTACTAGTTGATGCATTTCCATATAAATTACCACTTACATCTCCATTTATTTGATTTACATAAATATATCTTATCTTATTATTACTATCCCCTAAATTATATTTTTCACTTATTGACGGAATTATATTTCCTTCTATTTTTATATTACTATTACTACTCGGATGTAATATTAAATCGTCTCCACTAATTGAAGTTATTCTATATGCATTTATATTCCACGATTGTGAATTATTTTTTGTATTAAATTCATATAAAACCCTGCTCATAATATATATTAATTTATTATTATATTATTTTTATTTATCTTTATATATGTTTATGCCGATTTCATTGTGAACGCCAAAACATAATATGCTGGTTACATTTATTAAAATTTGATACTATGTTTTCTTATAAATCATCTATAGTATACGCTGAGTGTTTATCTATATAAATGACCTCCACTTGTTAAACTTTGTGGCATTTTATTATAAATATATATAAAATATAATAAATGTAAACAAATATTATTTTAAATTTTTCAATAAATAAAAATATATAATTGAAATTAATATCATAGTCAATAAAATACTTATTATTATTGTCATATCATTTAATCTTGATTTATGTAAATAATATAATAATGATGCTAATCCTACCCATAATATTCCCCCAATCATTGAATGAATTAAAAATTGTTCTATATTTTGTTTACTTACTTGCTTAACATAATAATATTGAAATAAATTAAATATAAAAAAACTTCCAGATAAAAATGCATAAAATGCTATATTATTTGTTGAATTTTTTATTAAATCTATTAACGTTAACAAAAACCCACACATTAAACCTCCGTACAAAAAATTTCTTCCAAAAATTTTGATTAATCTATCCATATTTATATAATTTAATATTATATTTTTCTTCATTTATTATATACTATGTCTATCAAATCTAGTGGCAGTATTATTATTCAACATTTGACTTCGCAACCCAACGATTTATTTAGCACTTTAAAAATATATAATGTTCAAGATTTTATTAAAAAAATTAACGAACAACTTTCATATAAAGCTCATAATAAAGATAATATTAACGCCGCGGGATTTACTATATTAAAAGAACTTATAGTTGAAAAAATTAATAAAAAAATATTATCAATTCAAAATGATTCTAAAAAACAACAACTTAAAGAAAGGATTGATTATTTTGAAAAAGAATTTTTTGATAATTTTGTATCTGATTTACCTCTTCCTACCACTACTAATCCTATTATAAATACTGGCTATAATTCTTTTTATAAAAAATTATTTAAACTTCAAAACACTAAAATTAGACAATTACTTGAAAAAACCAGTCCAACTACTCAATGTTCCAATATAATTGGTCAGCAGAATAATCACTCAATATGTTATTTGTGTGGATGTAAATTTGATAAAAGTTCTGGTACCGGTAAAAGAAAAACTATTCCCCATGCTTCATTACAATGTGAACATATATTACCTATATTTCCTGCAATTACACATATTATGCTTTATCAAACTAGATATCTTCCTACAAAAGAATTACGAGAATTTCTTAAAATTGAATATGCGTGGAGCCACATGTGTTGTAATCTTTTGAAAGATGATTTAGATTTTACTTTATATAATTCTTCAACTAATAAATATGAAATTAATCAAAAATCTATTAAAGAATTTGAAAAGTTAATTACTAAAAAAGCAAATACTACTTATAATGATGATAAAGAACATAAATTATCTGCTGATTGTAAAATTATTAAAGATAATTGGTGCGGCGATGCTAAATTTCCTAATAAAGAAAAACAAGAACTTGAATCTAAAATTACAAATATTCTAGAAAAAATTAATAAAAATTATGATGAAATTAAAGATTTAACTGAACCACAAATAGCATATGAATATTATATCCTTTTAATGAAATATAAAATGATTGCTGCATTTACGCAAAATACTATGGAAGAAATTTTAATATTTGGAAATGAAAAATTACTTGATGCCGTAAAAAATCTTAAAAAAGACAAAAAAAAAATTATTGATAAATATAAAGAATCATTACTAAAAATTATCTCTAATATTAAAACTATTGAAAAAAAAATTAAAGAGAACAATAAAGATTTAAAAGATTTGAAAACATTACAGGTTTCCGCTCGCTTATCACCCAATAGAATTCAATATTTACTTGAACTTGGCGGTGAAGATACAGTAAAAAAAAATTTAACCGCCAATCAAAAACTACTTTATGAATTAAAAAAAACGAAAAAGGAAATTGACAATACAAAAAAAAATGAAATAAATAAAATTAATGAAGATATTAAAAAACTAACAGGAACCGACGATGAAGATGAAGATGAAGATGAAGATGAAGATGAAGATCAAGAAGTTGCAGAAGGAAAAAAAAAGAAAAAAACTAAAAAAAAAAGTAAAGCAGGTAGAGCAATAATTTTATCTAATTATCCACATAATACAAGCAAATTTCGTAGATATAAAATTCCAAATAAATCCGTTAAATCCGTTAAATCTGTTAAATCTGTTAAATCTGCATCTATTACTTTTAATTATGATTATAATTGTTTTATTTTTGGTTTGCTATTCAATAAAAGTTATCAACCATCAGTTAGAGATATTAAACAAATTATTAAAAATAAATTTGTTTAAGTTCAATAATTTTATAATTATTTTATTTTTGAACTTAAAGAAACCCGGATTTTTCTTGTTTTTCGTTTTTAGACCATTATGCTCATAAAACAATTTTACACTTTATAATTTGAAATATTGGAATTTTATAATTTGAAAATTTTTTTATGATTTGGACAAAAAAAATGTCTAAATATAGATTCAATTTACCTTTATGTAAAATCGGCCTGATTTTCACTTTTTTTTCGGTTTTAGACCACTAAGGTCTTATAAACTTACATTTTTATGATTTTTTTTTGTGATGACAAAAATTTTTTTGAAATTTTGCTCGTTTTTTCGATTTTGGACATAGTATAAAATCCTATATTATACTATGAAAAGTGAGACAATAATTATACTAAATAATTTATTATCATATATGATTATATATATATATATAAATATAATTATTTGACATGATAATTAATAATCCAATGAAAATACTATGTCCAAAAACCGGCTCCTATTTTATAGGAGCAAAAAAATCCCCAAAAATGTCTAAAATATTTTAAATAAATTTATAATAGGTTTTTGATAATAAATAAAATTATTACAAAAATAATTTGAACTGTATAGTATAAATACTATGATTATACTATATTTTACTATGTCCAAAATTGAAAAAACGAGCAAAACGAGCAAAACGAGCAAAACGAGCAAAACGAGCAAAAATAGCAAAAAGAGCAAAAAGAGCAAAAAGAGCAAAAAGAGCAAAAAGAGCAAAAAGTTGCATATTATTAAAAATAATAATATAAAACTTGTAACTATTGTGTGGCTAGAAGTGACTTATAAAAAAAACATTTAGCAACCGATAAACATAAAAGTTAGAAAATAGAAACGGGGGAAGAAATAATGAAAGGCAATCAATTTAATTATAAATATTGTCATTATAGTTGTAATAGAAAATTTTATTATGACAAGCATTTAGATACAGAAAAATATAAACATGATACAAATCAAATAAATAATAATAACAATCTAGCAAAAGTAGCGAAACCGAAAATGCAGGTGCAAATTGTAAAGATATATATATATATATATAATATTCGCAAAAAAGAATATGAATGTAATTCAGGATTGTGGACACATAAAAAGGTTTGTGTTTTAATAAATAAAGAAGATAAAAATTTAAATAATGAATTAATAAATGTATTAACTTTAAATTGCCAATTACAAAGTAAATTATTGGAACAAAATAACATTATAATAGAAGTAAGAGATAAACTTATAAAAGGTAGATAATTTTATATTTAAATTATATAAAAAAATAATAGTATATACTATATTATACTATGAAAAACGAGCAAAACGAGCTAAATATTTTTTATTGTAAATGTTGTCATTATAAATGCTTTAAAAAATCAAATTTTAATCGTCATTTATTAACTGCAAAACACCAAAAATTAGAAAATACTATAACCATCAACCAAAACGAGCAGTTAAAACTCAAAAAAGAGCAAAAGCCGCTAGAAGTCAAAAAAGAGGAAGCTATAAAACAAGAAATTCTACTAGGTGATTTTAAATGTGAATGTGGCAAAGCTTATAAACATTATCCAAGTTTATGGACACATAAGAAAAATTGCACTTTTATTGAAGATACGCAAATAGTAGAGAAACCAGAAGGGTCAAATGATTATAAAGATATGATATTAGAATTAGTGAAAGAAAATAAAGAGATGCGAACTATGATGGTAGAACAACAAAAAACAATTGGTGAGTTAATACCGAAAGTGGGAAATAATAATTCAACAACAAATAATAATAATAATACAATAAATCAGAAATTTAATATAAATGTATTTTTAAACGAACAATGTAAAGATGCAATAAATATGAGTGATTTTATAAAACAGATAGAGATATCATTAGAACAATTAGATTTTACGAAAACAAATGGATTAGAGAAAGGATTAACACAAGCAATAATGGATAATATGAATAAACTGAGTGTTTATGAGAGACCGATGCATTGCACGGATGTAAAAAGAGAGACATTATATATAAAAGATAACGATACATGGGAGAAAGATAGAGATAAATCAAAAATAAAACAGGTAATAAAGAAAGCATCAAATAAGAATTATACAGCATTAACAAATTGGACAAAAGCAAATCCAAAATTTATGGAAGATGATTCAAAGCAAATGTTTTATGCGAAGGCGATGTCAAAAATAGGAAAGCCATTGGATGGCATAGATGATAAAGTAATAAAAAATTTATGTAATAATACACAAATAAAAGAAATAAAAGATGATTTGAAAGATGAATAAATATTTATAATAATTATTATAAATATTATATATATTTAAGGGCGCATGTAAAACGGGTTCCTGCTTGGGGGGGGTAATATGTAATTTATGAAGTAAATGTTTGAGACATATTATATAATATAAATAATAAAATATTGAATTAAAAGATGATTATAATCTATATTTAATGGAAGAATTAGATTTAAATATAGATAATTATGAATATGATGATATTTTGAAATTGTTTGAATTGAAGTCAAATTTTGGAGAACAGGAGTTAAAGAAAGCGAAGAAGAAAGTATTAATGATGCATCCTGATAAGTCAGGATTAGATAAGAAATACTTTTTATTTTTTAGTGGGGCATTTAAAACATTGCATTCGGTGTATGTATTTAGAGAGAAAGCGAGCGTAGATTTAAATGAAGAAGTAGAATATTTAGCAGAAAAAAGTGATGAAAATCAAGAATTGATAGATAAATTGAGAGATAAATATGACGCGAAAGATTTTAATGTATGGTTTAATAAAGAATTTGATAAATTAAAAGTGGAAAATGAATATGAAAGTAATGGATATGGTGAATGGTTAAAAAATGAAGATGAGGTAGAAGTATGTAAAAACCAAAATGAAATGAATGAAATGATAGATAAAAAGAAGAGAGATTTACGTTCATTGGTAAATTATAATGGAATAAATGAATTCAATAATAGCGGATATAATGATTTAGCGAATAATAAACCAGAAGAATATTCATCTGGTATGTTTAGTAAATTGCAATTTGAGGATTTAAAAAAAGCACATATAGAAAGTGTAATACCAGTAACAGAAGATGATTTTAAACAAAAATATAATTCAATGGAAGATATAAAATTCAAACGTCAAGAGCAAAATTTAATTCCCTTATCGGAGAAAGAAGGTAGGGAATATTTAAATAATAAGAAAACAGGAGAAGATTTTATAGGCGCCCAAAGAGCATTTAAATTAGCGACACAAGAGAGAGAAGTATTAAAGGGTAGTAATAATTTCTGGAGTTCATTAAAACAAATCAAATAAATAGAAATTTAAGATAATAATTAATGTATATATTATATAATATATAATATGAATTCTAAATATCAAAATTTAGCGATAAGTATATTATTGTTATTGGGGGTGGGATTTATATATAATAAATTTCAAATAAAAGTGGAAACAGATGATAAAATAGAGGAATTAAATATAATAAAGAAGTATTTATTAAATGAGAAAGATTATAATACAATAGATAAATTAAGCTCAATAAAGAAACCAATAATTTGGATTCATATAGAATATGATAGAAATTTAAGGAAATGGGAATCTTTTGGTTCAAGAGCAAGTGATGAATTAAATCAAGATTATTTATATTTAACATTACGTTCAATAATAAATAAATGTAGTGATTATTTTCATGTGATATTAATAGATGATGATTCGTTTAATACATTATTAGAAGATTGGAACGTGGATTTAAAAAAGATAGGAAATGTGCAGAAAGAAAACATAAGACAGTTAGGATTAATGAAAGTATTGTATAAATATGGAGGAATAATGATGGAACCATCATTTATTTTATTCAAGACATTAAGACCAATATATGATAAAATAGTATCTACAGGAACGCCATGTGTGGGAGAGTTTCCAAATGAAACAGTTGATAGTCATATAATGAATAATAGTCCATCACTAAAATTTGTGGGATGTGTAAAGAATTGTCCAAAGATATATGAATTAGGAAAGCATTTAGAAATATTAGTAAATAGTGATAATACATTTAGTTCAAAATTAGAAGGTCAGGTAACAAATTGGTTATATAATAATGCGGAAAGTGGAACAATAAATTATATAGATGGTAAATTTTTAGGAACACGTGATTCAAAAAATAAGAATATAGATTTAACGAAATTAATAGGTTCAACATATTTAGATTTAAATGTAAACGCATACGGGTTATATATTCCACATAAAGATCTATTAAAACGGAAAGCATATAATTGGTTTGTATATTTAAATACAAAAGAAGTATTAGAAAGTAATACAAATGTAGGAAAATATTTATTAATTTCAAATTAATTAAAATATTTAGTAATAATATAAATGCAGTTCGCGGAGTTAAGTGAGATGATGCCTTCAATTGGGGGTAGAAATCGTAGACGGTCAAGACAGCAGCGGCAGAGACAGCAGCAGCAGAGACAGCAGCAGCAGCAGCAGCAGCAGCATCAGGGTGGAAAACGTAGAAGATCACGCACAGCAAAAAAAGTACGCAAAGGTCGCAAAACTCGCGGTCACAAAACTCGTGGGCGTAAATAGATATAGATAATAATTTTTATTTTTTGTAATCTCTCAAAAAATAAAAAATTTATAAAATTTCTTTTAATTTTTGAATAGTTTCGGAAGATAAAGTTTTAGGGTAATCAATTTTGAATTTAATAATAAGATTACCATTAAAAGAATCTCTCTGGAATCCTAAATTTCTGAGAATAATATTAGTATTATGATGTATAATCTCGCGATTAGAATTAGTAATTCTATATATTTTATTATTAAGGTGGTTAATATTAAAATCGATACCAACTAATGATTGTTTAAATGATATATTGGAAAAATAAATAAGATTTAGGCCGTCTCTCAAAAATATTTGATGTTCATTTAATTTAATAATAATTTTGATATCAGAATATTTATAGTTGATGCAATTGCCTTTATTATTAATGATAATAATTTCATTATTATCAATAGATTTGGGTAAAGGAATATAAATTCTCTCTTCTTCATATTTAAAGATATTATGATTAAAAATGGATCGTTTAATATTAATAGGAACATTTGCACCATTAAAAGAATCTTCAAATGTGATATTTAAATTGATAATAATATCTTCATTATGATGGTCGTTGGGTTGTGGATTATAAATTTCAATAGATGAATTATTATTATTATTATTATTATTATTATTATTATTAGTGGGCGGAATAAAAGAAGATAAATTAAAAATTAAAAATTCGTATGCTTGAGTAATTTTATTAAACATATCAGCATGATCATTATTTTTATCGGGATGGTATTTAAGAGATAATTTTCTATAGGCTTTTTTAATAGTATCAGAATCAGAATTAGGTTCTATATTAAGTATATCATAATAGATTTTATTATTTATAGAATTCATTAAACATATATAAAATGAATTATTTAATATTAAATATTTAGCGAATAATAATATAATTTAATGAAAAGTTCATTGATAATAAAATATAAACCAAAAGAATTAGATGATTTTAATATAACAGAATATACGAAGTATTTAATAAATATATATTTAAAAAATTCAAAAATGTTATTTTTAATACACGGTGGTATAGGATATGGAAAATCATCATTAATAAATGTATTATTAAATAAATTTTATAATAACAATAAAAAGAGTATAGATAAGAATACAATATATGTAAATTTGTTAAAAGAACAAGGTATAAATTATTATAGAAATGATTTAAAGAATTACTGTCAAATAAATAATTTAAATAAATTAAAAGAAAAGAAGACAATAATTTTGGATGATTTAGATTTATTAAATGAGCAATGTCAACAAATATTTAATACATTTATAAATAATTATGAGAATATAAATTTTATAATAAGTTGTAATGATAAACAAAAAATCAAATCGACGATAATAGATAAATTAGAATTAATAAAAATAAATAATATAACTATTGAATTTATAAGAAATAGATTAGATATAATATTAGAAAATGAGAATTTAAATTTGGATGATAAATGTAAAGAATTAATAATAAGGTCATCAAATTTGTCAATACCAAATATGATAAATAATATAGAAAAATTAAATTTAATAATTAAAGATGAAAATATAGATTATAATTTATTGGAAAATGTGAGTTGTAATATAATGATAAATGACATGAGTAAGTATATAGAATTATGTAAAAGTGATAATTTAAAAGGTTCAATAGATTATATTTTAAAGATGTGTAATAATGGTTTTTCAGTAATTGATATATTAGAGGAATTTTTTTTGTATATAAAATTTCATAGTAATTTAAAT